TCTGGTTTGATACCAACTTCTTTATTAACGTTAGCTCGCAATACTTCGTCCCATGCGGCATTCGCATCGATGCCAAATAAATCTAAAGTACCAATTGCAAACACGCAAATATCGATTAATGCATCAACTGTTTCTTCTGCGTCGATTGGCAAATTGGCGGCGGTTGCTGACTTGAGCTCATCCACTTCTTCTTGTACACACGCTACTCTAAATCGTAAGAAGGATTTAAGGGCGGCTTTATCCATTTTTTTAATTGCTTCATGCACTTCAAACTTTTCATGCATGCGTTTCATATCTTCTGACCAATTACTCATTGTTTATAATATATCCTATTTTGTGGTTTATGTCAATTTAAAATTGAAAGAACTCTTGAAGGTTTGCCACTGGTTCTGATGTCCAGCCGATAGAGTCAAGTATAATCTCTAGAGGTTCAAGAAAGGCCTTTTCAAATTGTTTGTCGTAATCAATATATTTATGCAACTCAAATTCCTTTGGTAATACACTAGCAAACGAAATAATGTTTTCCTGTATTGGGTTTGGTTTCATCAAATATATGAACTTGATTTTATTTCCGTTTTCTACCTTTTCATATTCATCTTCAAGGCCAAGAACTTTTAGTCGGTGATTATATAAAAGAGAACCACGAACATGTATCGGAGTACCTTTAGCATATATTGAAGACTTAGAATGAAACTTGTCAATTCCATTACAACTTCTAGGAAAAGCAATGTCTTCTGGCTTGAGGTTTTTAAATGCTATCTTGAAATCACGGATAGCTTTTTGAGTTGCGTCTTCACCACCTTCGAGCATAATCTTGAACATACCTTTCATTGCATCTCGGCAACTCATAGGAGTAGAAGACTTGACTGCCTCAATACCCATCATCTTAATCTTAGGTTTAGCAAATCGGACACCTTCCGAATCAAGTACATTTAATATGTATCTTTTCTTAGCAGTCCAAATAGCTCTGTCAGCAATCACTTCTCGTTTCATAACCATTCTTGGCTTGAACGCATTAGTTGTGATTTCATATTGTTTAAATGCTTTTTCTAATTCAGGCTCAATAATTCTTGTAGCAAACTTGTCAAGTAGATCGAGCGGGTCTTCATTTGGTTGAGCATTTACCACGTCATCAACATTCACATAAAGTGAATCTGTATCAATAGCAATAACTCGGTCAGCATTGTCTTTGAAAATTCTTTGAAGCAAATCGTTAACAGCTTTTTCTGAAGTCCGAATAACCGATTGACCTGTAAGAGTTACACCTTCAGCCATCTGTGGTTCATAATACTTGAACCATTTGTTGGCCATAGCTCCGTAAAGAGAGTTGAGCAAAATCTTAACCGCATGCTGAGTTGTCTCAAGTCGAGTAATTTCAATATCAATTGCTTTAGAACCTTTGATTTCTCGTTCTCGTTTTTTTGTAAGCATCTTGTCTTTTACTTCAACTCGATGGGCATATAGCTTTTCAATAATCTCGGGTATGATTCCTTGCTTTCCATTTGTAAACATTGCGCCATTACCACACATTGAGTAATGTTCTTCTGGTTTAGGGGCAGAGCCATCAAGTATAGTATCAGGGTTTACTCCAAACTTTTGTTCTTCTGCTCGCATTGTTTCGGGCGAGATATTGTTTTGTACAATAATGTTTGGATAAAGAGAGTTTAAGTCAAAAGACATTACCCAGTCATGCATACCTTCTTGAACTTCTTTAACATATCCGCCAGCAATCTTTTCACCACCAGCAATAATCTGATAATCACTCTGTCTGATTTGTTCTATGTTTGGTACTTGTTTCTTTCGGCAAAGATTACGATAAATGATTGCATCCCATATTGCAGTTGTTCCTAGGGTATCGCCATAATTAACACCGCCCATATAAGCAACAGTAGCAACTAGAGTAATCAGACCGATCTTTTCTTCAAGTCTTTCAATTAGCTCAACGTCTTTAATATTGTAATCGATGAACTTCTGATAGTTTTCATTATGTAAATTCTTAAGGTTTCCGTATTCACCATAATCAATCTTTTGTTCTCCAAGTACAACATGAGAAATGTGGTTAAGTGAATATGATTCTTGGTTACCATATGTATAAGCAAACTTTTTGAATAGTTCCATATAGTCCAAGTCTGCAACTCCTTGAATGCGATATGAGACATTCATTCGACCTTGAATAAAAATCTCTTGTCGTTCAACCAACTTCCAGGGTGAGAATTGTTTGACTATCTGACTATCAAGCAGGTGAGCAGTTCTTGCAACTAAATATGGAATATCGAAAAATCTTGAGTTCCAACCTGTAACAATGTCGGGGTGATTTTGTGACCAATGTGTTAAAAACTCGTGAAGTAATTCTTGTTCATTCTTGCACTTGTAATATTTTATATCTAAGTCAAGTTCTGATTTGTCTGGGTCATAGTCTCCCATACCCCAAACACGATAGAAAGTTTCACGAGAACTCTTTAAGGCAATTGACAGAATAGGAACAACTGGATTATCAGGGTTTGGAAAACCATATCCGTATTCAGTTTCAATATCAAAAGACCAAACATCAATTAGTCCACGATTAAAATTAATTTCATTAGGAAACACATGCTGAATAAAAGCAGGAATATGTTTTTTGTTTCCATATATTTTAGCAACACTACCATGTGTTTTGACAAAATCTTTATATTCAGCCATCGAACTTAGCTGAAGTGGTTCAACGTTTTGTCCGTCGATAGAATGCCATTCAGTTGATGGCTTTTTAGATTCTAAATAAAGAGTTGGTTTATACGGAACTCGTTTTTGAACCCGTTTGCATTCGTCGTCATATCCACGATATAACAACTTGTTTCCGTATCTTTCAACTGATGTATAAAATCCATTGCTCATAATATAATATAGTACACCAACTAGGTGTAAATGTCAAGATAAAAATGGTTAGTTTAATCTCATAACCAGGAGTGTTTCTTAATCTTTTATAGTAATACTATATCAGATATTACTCAGTTAGTAAAGACTTTTTTTTAGTTTTCTTACTATTAATTTCGATAGTGCGTGGTTTCTTTTCTTCTGGCACTACTCTATCAATAGTAACTTTAAGTAAACCATTTTCGAACTTTGCACCTTGTACTACAAGATATTCACCAAGGGTAAAAGACTTTTTAAACTTTCGAGTCGCAATACCTTTTGCGCGGTATTCTCTTTCGTCTTCTCCCATATCACCAATAATAGTGAGTTGGTCATCTTCTACTTTAACGTCAATCTTATCTTCAGTATAACCCGCTAATGCAAGTTCAATGATATAAGACTCTTCTCCGTCTTCGTTTTTATCGTAAACAACATTATGTGGTGGATAAGTATCCTGTGAATGTTGTAGTTGACGTTCGACTCTATCGAACATCGGTTGAAATCCCAAGATTCTTGGGTCGTTAGTTAAGGCATCGAATTGCGCCAAGATATGATTAATTGTCATATTATTTTTCTCCTCTTTAAGCGAGTTATTGTTGTATTGATGACCTCACCATGAGCGCCATCAGTATTATTTATAAGACAAAGCACCTCACTTTCCGAAAAAAATGAGGTGCAGTTTATTTTCTATTTAATTAAGTAGCTATCGTCTACTAGCTTTCCACTTCTTAGCATGGTTTTTCTTCCAAGATTTCTTAGCAGATTCCATACCAATATCACGTCCAGCTTTTTCTGATTCAAGCCACTTGTGCTTTAGTACTTCGATACGCTCTAGAGCAATATCAGCAAGTTTTTTGGCTCGAGCATAAGGGTCATTTGACAATAAAAGCATTGCAAACAATCCACTAACCGCAAGCCAAATCGCAGTGTATGCTATAATTTCCATAATATTTTAATTTGAATGAACAATCGTTACAACTTGTAACAAGGTTATTTATATTCTAACCATTGCTCACAAACTCATTAAGTTGGCGAGCTTTAGAAATTATATCGTCTTCACTAGGAAATGACAATGGTTCATAAGGAGCTGGAAGCTCTGATTCAGTTTCCATTGCACGCTGTGTTTTTGCATTATAGTGTTCTTGTAATGCATAGTTTGTTGAATTCCATTTTTCGACTAATAAGTCTTTTGACATGTTTAAAATGTCAAGGCGGATTTCATACGGGTTTTTTGTTTCTGGCATTGTGTGTGTCTTTCTATGTTTGTGTTTGTGTTATTGTGAATTATTTAATTAAATCTAACAGGCTCTTCCCATCTGCAGTGGGTCTACCTCATCTATTTCAAGAGGGGGTTGAGCTTTCTCCGCAGGAGTCCGAAGACTTTATTCCTTTGGCATAGTATTCAATTAAATGTGCAGGAAATTGTTTATGTTCTATTTATAATTTTTTTCTTTTTTTATATCAAATATTAGATTTTCAAGCCCTCTCCAACAATCTGAACCTTCACTTCTGTTTGGTAATCTATAAAAAGGGTTTCTCTGTTCACGTGTGTTTGCGCTATAACACTTATGTAAGAAAAAATCAATGTCTTTTCCTAAGTATAAATTTAAACTTGTTAATCTGTCTGTAGCAAAATGGTGTAACAAATCTTTATGCTCTAAAATAAAAAAGTACTTTTTAGGAATAACAACAAAAGCATCACCAATAAAAAGAGTTTGGGGTTCATTGCCTAGATAATGTTTTTTGTTGTTCGGGCCCTCATGAGATTGGATTGGATGAGGATACATAATTTTATCTTTAAGCTTAAACTCTTCTATAAATTTATCTTTTAATAATCCGTCAATTCGACAAATAAACAGAAAATCATAATCTTCAATTTGAGTGTTTTGATTTATTATATCTATTGTATAATTTGCAATTATTCGTGTACCTTGTTTTGGGTATTCACTAAATAATTCTTGATGTTTTTTGTCATCTATAAAGTTCGAACATATAAGGTGGTTTTGATATAACGATATTAACTCTTTTTCATATAAAGTTTTATAAGAGTTTATTAGAACATCAATCTTATAACCTTTTAAAGATTCTAAAAGCTTTATGTGAGATTGGCTTATTTCTTTTTGGACATTTAAGCTATTTTCTTTATTCCTAAAAGCTTGGCCATAAAAAACAAATAAACCTTTTCTCATGTTCTATTGGTAACTACGATTAAGTGATATCCAAAGTCTGTTTTAATTGGACCTTGAACTTTATTTATAGGAGCTGACCAAATAACTTTATCAAATTCTGGTACCATCTGGCCAGGTCCAAACGTGCCTAAATCTCCGCCTCTAGTACCACTTGCGCATTGTGAATATTCTGGTGCCAATACTTGAAGAGGTGTTCCGGTCTTAATCTTTTCGATTAATTGATTACACATTTCTTCAGTCGACACTAAGATGTGTTGAGCTGATGCTTGAGCCATTACTTAACTACTACAAACTTTGGTTTTTTAGAAACAACTTTACCACCATATTGGAAAGTTACTACCTTTGCTGCTCCTTCAGTTTCAAATTCAGTATTCAAAATCTGTGTATAATTGTAAGCTTTTGAATGGCCATCAGTTGCTGGAACAAACTCATATATTACTTCAGTTTCTTCTTGTACTTTTGTCTTAGCATGTGAACCATCACAGAATCCATTTTCATCTTCTGTATTACCACACTTACATAAGTAAGCTTCTAGTTCTTCAACTAAGATTGCCTTTGACTTGCGTCTGTCTAGTTCCACGCCTTTTTCACGACCCAGTTCTTCTAATTTCTTTTTTGATAGTTTGTTTAGGTTTGTCATATTATACTTTCTTTATATTTCCAATAGAGTACTTAGACTCTAAATTCCAGTTTCGTTTTTCTTTATGTGAAATAATTTTAATTTGTTTAAGTGGGGCGAATCGCCCTTTAATTTTGTTTTCTTCTATAATGTTGAGTAGACCCCAATCACTTAAAAGATCAGTAATGGTGTTTCTTCTTTCAATATCGTTTTCTGTTAAATTAGATGGTTTACCATCCAACAAAAAGAGTTCTTTAAAATGTACTATAAAATATCGACCTTGTTTATGAAGAATATGACACGATTGAAAAAGAGTATTTTCATCTCGTTTAGAAGATACACCTATTCGAGTAAGTGTCTCTTTTATTTTTAAAAAGTCATCGGGTTCTCTTAAAGAAACCTCCAGCATATCAGCTGGTTCCCATTTTATGATGTCATCATTTGTATTCATTATTCAACTCAAAATATTATTTATAAATATCTCGGTCTTCACTGTTTAGCCAATCGAGGCTTCGGCCAGCATTAACATCATCTGCCACCCTTGCTAATATTGAGTCTAAAGCTTTAATAGTTTCTTTACGTCCTCTGTCTCTACCAAGATACCACCCAGCAGCAACAAAAAATATATTAGATAATAATACTAAGATTTTATATTCCATATTTTTTTAAGTTCTTTTATTTGTTCTTTTGTTAAAATTTCATAAACAACTTCAGCTTTTTCTCGTGAATAATTGTATGCCTGTTTAATTACTTCGATATCAGCGGTTGGTTTTGCTGCTTTATGCCATTTCCCAAATCGCTTGCGTGGTCTGACTGAGTTTTTATAAAAGTCATATTGCATTTTATAATCAACCGACGGGTACTTATTCATTTCATTAGCAAGAAGTGCGGTGTCTTGGTGATAAGACAAACCACGGTTTATCATAAAAGGTACATAATCTGAAGTATCAAGATTATCTTTGCCAGTATTAATTGAGTTTAAATAATCAAACGGAGTCATCTATTTCCTGCTTGTCAATTTTTGCTTTAATTTTTGCTCGCTGATCTTCATGCACGCGAGTCTTTGAACCCATTAATCCTTCTCGGTTCTTTCGAACGCCTGACCAATCGATTCCGTCATAATTGGCTTTAAACTTTTTATCGTCATAGCCTTTCTTTGGTGTCATTCCTTTTCCCATTTTAAATTGTTAGTCTTAAATAACATGCTCCGACGATAATTGCTACCATCATTGCTAATATAAATATTGAGTCTACTTCCATGTTGTACTTCCCATTAGTTCTGTTAGACATGCTACCATGTTTAGTTCTTTATCAGCCACAAAAGCTGCTTTATATTGATATTCACCAAGGATAATTACTGCCTGTGGAATAGAAGATGCTTCTATGTGTTCATACATTGAATCATATATACCACGAATAATAGCAGATGAATCGATATCACTATTAAGTGCTACCCACTTTCTCATTTCACGAAAGTTTTTACCTTTGATGTGTGATGCCAATTCAGCAATCTTTTTATTGTTAAGAGTAACTAAAGCATCGCTTTCGAGCTCACCTGATGTTGAAAACTTTTGACATTCATTCAAAACTCTACGCCAATCTGGAGCATACTTCATAATGAGTTCAGCTACAACTTTTTTGTTGTAGGAAACCTTTTCAGTATTAAGAATATACTCGAGCCTTTCTAAGAACTCAACACAGAGTTTAGAAAGATCAGTTTTATTTGTATTAAATTCAATAACAGAACACCTTGAATGTAAGGGTTCAATGATTCGATTCTTAAAATTACAAGTAAGAATAAATCTACAACTAGCACTAAACTCTTCGATGAAAGCTCGAAGTGCAGGTTGAGTTGATTGGGCATTCAGGTAATCTGCTTCATCTAATAATACTACTTTGTGTTTTCCGCTATGCAATGATACAGAAGACGCAAATTGTTTTATCTTCGAACGTAGGGTATCAATACCACTTTCTTCTGATGCATTAATTTGTAGAACATCAAGGTCGAGCTCACTACATAAAGCTCGAGCGATTGTGGTCTTTCCTAAACCGGAGGTACCACTCAAAATCATATTTGGCAATTCACCTTGTTCAACAACCTTTAAAAAGATTTGTTTTAGTGGTGATGGTAAAATACAATCTTGGATTGTCTTTGGTCGATACTTTTCGACCCATAAAAAATTATTCATAATATAAAACTCACTTAAAAAAATGGAGCCTGGTTACCCTTCGCCCCACAGGGAGTCTAAGCGGACTAACTATCGATTAGTTCTTCCGCTTCGTCAATATTCAGAGTTTCTGGTTCTGATTCAGACCCAGCGACTTCTGGTCCTTCGGTCGGATTACCAGCTTCATCTTGTGGTTGATGATAGTTGATAAAGGTAACCAAACGAGTTCGAAGAGTTCCGACATCTTGGAGCTCTTGACCTTCGAAGCCACCTCTCTTACTAACGGTATCAATAATAGCTACCATTACGGAGAAGTCTCCTAGGTTTACTTCTGGTGCTGGACCTTTGCCATTTTCGGCGGCGGCGTCAGCGTTATATGTTGTTTCTTGTTCTGCCATAATATATTATTCCTGTATGGTTGATGTTTTTTCTAGCGCTATCCAATATTCAACTATTGGACTTTTCCAACTTGAGATCAATTTGTTTGAGATGCTTACATCGTAGTCACCTGGCAACAACTTCAAGTTAGAAATTAAAAATTGATAATCAAATGCGGCAAAATCGTCAATTCGATCTGTTGGAATAGTTTTGCTCCAAGTATTCGCAGTTGGATTATTTGGGTCACATACTTTTGCGACTACACTATTATCTATAACCGAAAGAGAAAGTACTGGGTGTCCTAGCGCTCCGGCGGCTCGTTTAATCTGAGAAATATCATCTGCAGATAACTTTAAACACAAATCCACATCTGGCATTGTTACTGATTTGGCTGGTTGAGTTAATATCTCAATATTAGCAAATCGATATTCAACTTGTGACGAGTTGTTTTTGATCTTCACAGCATTATCTGTGAACTCTAGTGTTGGTGAGTCAATCAGATTTAGAGCTGATAAGAACTCATTCAAGTCATATATCCCAAACCCATTATCAAATGTTTCAGATATATCAGCAGAAGCCATAATGTTCTTTGCTTCACTGATTGTCTTTAGATTAGAACCGGCCGAAACTACTAAGTTCGGATTGACGTTGGCGAAGTTTTTCAATACTTCAATTGTTTCATTACTTAATTGCATAATATAATTTTCTACTTCCTGTTTATTTATTTATATAAAAAGTACCCCGCTCTGTTTGACCAGAGCGAGGATTTTTGAGGTTAGGTTAGGTTTTGCTTTCGCAAATTCATTAAGGTGTATTCATTTCCTTTTCATAAAGAGACTCTGCCAGTTCTTCTGGCGTTGGGTCAACTGTTTCGGTCTCATCTCCATAGTTGACATTTTCGTCAACCTTAGAGTAGAGGTCAAGGAATGCTTCCTTGGTTTCTTCGTCGAATCGACTGATGCAGAGAGCGATACTCTTCATTCGGTCACCGAAGATTTTAAAAGTCTTAGTTATGTGGCATAACCGGCGAGTTGAGATTACCTCATCAACTCCGTCAGCTTCGAAGGTCTTTCGAATAACATTTGACCATGCGACCAATTTCTTTAGGAAATCTTCGTCGACTGAATCAAATTTCAACATGTGAGCCATGACAATCTTTTCCTCAATATTTGGAGCAGGGAAAGGTTGGTCAATCGCAGCGACAAATCGTTCTAAGAACGCATCGTCAATAATTGAAGCGGCAGAGTAACGTCCGTCATCTGAACCTCGTCCTTTGGTATTCGCAGTGGCAATCACGTTGAACCCTTCGGCAGGAGTGATAACTTCACCAGTCTTTTTAAGAAGAACTGGGTTACCCTCAAGAACGCCTTGAAGACACATGATCTTGTTAGTAGCTCGGTCAATCTCGTCAATCAAAAGAATTGCTCCTTTTTCCATTGCCTTGATAACCGGACCTTTTTGGAAAACCGTTTCTCCGTTAATCAAACGGAAGCCACCGATCAAATCGTCTTCGTCCGTTTCTGGTGAAATCTGAGCTCGGACATATTGACGTCCCGTATCAGCGCAGACTTGTTCGACCATCATAGTCTTACCATTACCAGATGGACCTGAAATATAAATCGGGTAAAACATCTTAGACTTTACCACCTTTTTGATGGTATTGAACTCACCCCACTTGATGTACTCTGGTACTTTAGATGGGACATAAATCTCATCGTCAGTCACAGATTGTACTGAGTGATAATTTACCTTTGTGGCATTTGCCATTGCGGTCACTGGAATTTCAGAAACCGAAGCCGAAGCTGGAACTGAATCGAACGAGTAGTAACCTCGTTTTGAACCGGCAGACATTGACTTGTAAACTACATTGTAGCCTTCTGAGTCTTTCATGCCAAGAGCTTTAGCTTTAGCAATGATATCTTTACGAGAGTGTTCACCTGAACCCATCTCGGATGCCAGTTTTTTCGCATTGGCGGCGATGACTTGTTGTCTTTGTATATTATTCATAATCTAACCTTTTTTTGTTATGTATTCCTCAATTGTTATAATAGTATTATACGATAGTCGCAGCCCAATGTAAAGAACAAAAATGCTTTATTTTAGTAAAAAATGCATTTTTTTTCAGCCTCGAGAATGCCCTCAATGCATCTCGTGATACTGTTCCTGTCTTATCTATTTGGCTATTCATATAAAGTATGTTCTCGGGCATCCTGGTCTTATCCGATAGTTTCAGCGAATTTTCTCATTAGGATTCGTACGTTTTTCGAAGAGTTGTGATGTTTCGCAAATTCTCTCGCCAACTTGTTCTGAGAGTTCTTTGACTCGGCCATGCTCTTTCCGCTCTTGTCTTGAATGTCAGTAAGGAAGTCACCCTCGTCTTGAATATTAACATTGGTGTCAAGAACATAGTAGGAGCTGTACCCCATAGTTGAATTAATGGAGAAGTGTTTTTCATTTCTCCAAGTTTTCATATCTTCCCTGCTTTGAGCATTTTGTTCTGAGTAGCTAAGTGAGTTCTTATTCGAACCTCGTCTTGCATGTTGAATACGATGTTTTGCAGCACTCTTTGACTCAGGAAGAAAGAAGCCAATCATATTGACTTTGTAATGCTCAGCGATAATTTTGTTGTAAGATTCTGTTCTCACATTGTAACCACTACCTACTTTGTACATCTTGCCATCTAGTTGAAGAGCAGGACCTGCTCCTCCACGTTTGTCGAATCTACCTTCAAAATCAACATTATGCGAGTCACCATCTGTTAGAGTAATTATGTTGAGTTTTTGAACTCTGTGGTTTGCTCTGAAAGATTTGATAATGTGTCCCATATTTGCAAGAGTCGAATCAAGTGGAGTACCGCCTAATTGCTCTTTAGTGGGAATGTACCATGCTCCTCCGTAATAATGACCTCTTGAATTGGCTTGCATGAATAAGAACTCTCGAGCCTCTGCCTTTTCGATTTTTTTCATCTTGCTTGAAAGAATTTCATTGTGTTGAATATCATGTATGTTGATCTCGCCATCAAATGATGAATCTCGCTCATCGTCATATTCTCTACCTGAGGTGAATGAAATAACTTGGTAAGGAACTCCGACTTTGTCGCAGAACTCTGTAAGATTCAATAACTGAAGAAGAACTCCACTCAACACTTGACTCATTGAACCGGAATAGTCAACGAGAAAAATCATTCCGTGAGACTTGGCATCTGCTAGAGATGTAACTGAAGAAAAGATTTGATCATCGTATTTGTACTTGTGAAGTTTGGTCACATCGATTGAACCAGTTCGTGATTCTTGAGCTCGAGCATATTGCCATGCAGCCTTTCTTTGTTCAAACTCTCTTACGAGGATGCCAACTTTTTTCTTAGAGCTTTTCTTGAACTTGGCATAATCATTAGAATTGTCAACTCTAGATGTTGCATAATTGCAATGCTCATGGGCTTCTTCAACTTTAGCGATATGCTCTTTTCGATTTGAAAGAACCTTTTTGTAATCATTGAAATTTTTGTAGAACTTGTCTTTTCTAGTAGGGTGAATAACATAACGACCTTCATAAGACTCGCCCTCGTCTTTTTCAAGACTTGAATTAAATTTTTCTTGAGTCTCACTTTTGAACTCTTCCTGCTCACCCATTGAAGCTTCGTTACCGCCACCTTCAGCTTCGGTCTGATTGAAGTCTTCTAAATGCTCGGTTTGCTTTGCCAACTCTTCGGCCAATTTTTCCATTGCATCTTCAAGGTCTTCGTCAGTCACTCCTGTTGAAGAGTTACCCTCGTCAGACTCGCCGGAATCTTCTGATGTAGCTGAATGTGATTCTGTTCCGTCATCTGAAAAATCATCGTCCTCGTAGTTACCTGTATCAGAAGGGTCGTCAGATTCTTGAGAATCATCAGTAGAAGGTTTTGACATTTGGTGATCGCCAGACTCATCTTCTTCTAGCTCTTCTTTTTCTTTCTGACTTCTTTCAAGAACTTCGTCATAAAGAGCCAAGATGTCATCAAATGATTTGGCATTGTATGCCTTGTTGTAAATCTCAGTTTCTTCGTCATTTAAAGGAATGTCGACAATTGAACCGACTTTAGCATGAAGATTTAATCGGTCAAGAAAAATGAGATCAGCAGGGTCTTTCTCAACGTTGAAAAATCCGTCGTTCCATAGCTCGGTATATCCTTGTTTGAAATAACGAGGAAGACCTGCGTATGTTTCTTGAATCATACGTTCAATACGAATATCTTCTAAAATGTTAATGATGTCGAAGTGTTTGTACTTCTTTCTAAAATCTTCGTCCCACTCAGGAGTATAAAGAGCATGTCCGACTTCGTGGCCAAGAAGCATGTCATAAACCGACTTGGATTTGTCACTCCAGTCTGGTAGACCAAGTACCCGATTCTTAACGTCGAAATAGGCGGTCTTGTAATTTCCGTGATTGACTTGAATATTTTCTCGAGCCAATAATTTACCGAGAGCCGAGCGACTCTCTTTTTTCATCAATAATGTATCTGTCATATTTGCTAACCTCATTTTGTATCTATATATTACGACATCATTAGCCCAATGTAAAGAACAAAATGACTAGAGATGCATTTTATTTTTTAGCTTTAAAGCTATATACCGCAGAGGTTTACACTAAACTGTGACATATTGTCACTAATTTTTTTTGATTTTACTGAAATTATTTTGCTTTTCAAACTCAATTTTAGCTGGAAATTTGCCATCAAGAAGGTCTTGCTTATGAGATATGATAAATGTATTAGTATCTTCACCGAGAGTATATAGTATTTTTAACAGATTATCTACGCCATCTGCATCAAGTGACGAATCAAACGTTTCGTCTAACATTAGTAAATTGGTATTAGCGGAGTTCTTCATCTTAGCTATTTGTCGCCAACTAAATAGTAATGCTAAATCAATCCTTTGTTTTTCTCCTTCAGAAAAAGATGGATATGTAAATTCATCACGATATCTTGATTTGATAGTTTCTACAAAATTCTCGTCAAGATTAAATGAAACAAAAAAGTCGAGTACTTGAAGATGTTTATTAATAAGATTATTCATTACTGGTAAGTATTCTTTAATAATCTTTGTTTTGATTCCAGTATCTCTTAGTAATTCATATAATGCATCAAAGTATGCTTTTTCTATTGTCTGAGTTTGTTTAGTTGTTTGCTCACCCTGTAAATCATCTTCTAGCTCACTCAATTCTGATTTTGTTTTTGTCGTATCCGCAGATGGGGTATTGAGTCTTTCGTTTAAAGTTGTAACTCTGGATTGAGTAGAAGTAATATTACCAGTAACTCTTGTCAAGTCTCCTGCTTTTTGTTGAATTTCATACAAAAAGTCTGATACCTCTTTATGCTTTTCTTCTACCTTTTCAATTTCAGTATCGAGTTCACCAATCCCTGCTTCAGTTTCCTTTATCTTTTCATTAAGTTCATTAATAGAAGATGTTCTCATTTCTTGAGACATTTCTTGTTTGCATGTTGGACAAGATGTATGTACTTCAAAAAACTTTTTTTGACCTTTATTGTTTTCAACCTTTCCTTTTATCTGACCACCCAATGAAACTAACTTTTTTCTTTTCTGAGAAAGCTGGTCTAACTCTACTCTATCAGGGCCAGGTCTATTAATATCTTCTTGAAGCTGATGTTGTTTTTCAACTAAAGTCTCTATCTCGCCTTGAAGACTTTTAATATCATCTTCGAGTTGTTTCTTTTTATCGTCATCTAAAGAAGTAAGCTCTGATAAATGTTTATTTGTTAAAGTAATTTTTTCTTCAAGTATTTCGATCTTATGCGTAGTTTCTTTTATTTCACTTTTAAGAATATTAAACTTATCTTTCAATAAAACATTCATTTTACTAAACACATTAATGTCAAGTAATTCTTCTACCACCAATCTTCTTTGATAAGTTGGTAATTGCATAAAGGGAATAAAGTTAGATGAACCAAGAACAACCACCTGATGAAATGATTTATGGTTTAACTTAAGAACATTTGTTTCTAAAAGCTTTTGATAATCTCTCGCGTGTGACTCTTGATTTAAAAGTTTACCATTTTGATAGATTTCAAAAATATTTGGTTTAGCACCACGAATAATTTTATACTCGTTTGAGCCAACAGAAAATTCAATAGTAGCAAGAAGTTGCTTATTATTGATAGAGTTAATCAGCTGTCCTTTATTAATAGCTCTGTGTGGTTTACCAAATAAAGCAAAGGACAATGCATCTAACATTGTTGATTTACCAGAACCATTATGTCCAACTACTAATGTGGACTTATCTTTATTTAAATAGATTGTGGTTTCTTTATCTCCTGTAGAAAGGAAATTTTTATAAGTTAATTTTTTAAATACTATCATAGGCCTGAGCTTCTACATATAATTCTTGTAGCATCTTCTTAAGTTTATCATTATCTAAATTTGTTTCAGTCGCATCTACATATTCATTTAATAGAGTTTGTGTATTAGCTGTTGAAATTTTTTCATCGTCTACAGAACTACCTGCATACTCTTCAAAGGTTTCTATTATTTTTACCTCGTGAGGATTAAAATTATATACCTTTTCTAGGAATTTGTCAAACTCAAAAAGATTTTTCTTTGATAGAACCACAATCTTAATATACTTACCAGCAACCATTTCTTCTCTCAATGAAATAGGATTTTCTTCGTCGTACGTAATTTTTTCAAATAGTGTATACGGGTTTCTAACTGGAGTCATATCACGAGTGTCAGTATCGAAAATATGAAAATACTTTGGGTCTCCTGCATCATTCCATGTTAACTCTAATTGAGTACCTAGGTAGGTCACGTTATCTTGAGTCGACTTTGTATGATAATGTCCAGAGTAAACGGCTTCAAATCTTTTTAGTTTATTCTTATCCATACCATGTGATTTGATATTAGCATTGGCCATATATTGAAATCCACCTAACTCGAAGTGACCCATAATAATATTTGACTTACTATTCTCTAAAAAGTCTAAACACTTATCTTCGTTTTCGGGGCATATCCATGGTACCATACCAACAGTCGTATCACCACAAGGCAAGTCAATAGGGTCTTCATAAATAGAAACGCAATCGCTATATTCAGAAAGAAGTTCTTTTAATGAATTTAAGTTATTTGTATTTTTATAATAAACATCATGGTTGCCTGGAATAATATACATATATATTCCTCTATCACGAAGTATATCTAAAAACATTCTCTTATTCTGATTAAGAGCTTTGAAGTTTACATACTTTCGGTGTTCAAAGTAATCACCTAAATGTAAGATTTGATTAATACCGTTTTCTTTCAAATATGGAAAGAAAACATTTGTATAAAATTGTTCTGCGTTCTTTAAGAACACGTCACTGCCGTTCTTGACACCACAATGAGTGTCATTCAATATTGCTATTTGCATAATATATTAGTTCTCTAGAAATTGGTCCAACTGACCAACTACTTTTTTCTTTGCCTTATTCTTTATCTTTTTACCGAACTCTTTGATCTTATTATCTCTATCACGAATAGCAGCTGATTTGTGTCTTATTCTTTCAACGATAGAATTTGAATCGCTATAGTCTCCGGTATCCATAAAGGCATCGGCTCCTGCGTAATCAATGTATAACTCTTTAATGTCTTGCTGTCTTTTCTCTTTTGCTATGCGTCGTAAAAACGCGAAGTATGATATCTGTGTAAAGTACGCAAACGCATTAGGCAATCCTGTACGTGTTGCTTTAGTAATATCATAGTTCATAATAGCCTTAATACAGTTTTCAACTGCATCCATTACCATTTCTTCACGATAAGTGTATGAAATGAAATTAGGTTTATGAGAAAGACCTTCAGAGATTTTTAGGAAACATTCACCAATATAATTTGGAATAATGGGTTCTGTCTCACCCTTCTCTTTTGCTTCATTTGTAGAGTTAACGTAATCAACAACAGCCTGAGAGAATTCTTTATTATTTACATAATGCTCTTTAGCTCTTTTTACTCTTTTTTGTTTTTGTTTCATAATGTATATACTATATCACAAGATTGAAGATTAATCAATAAAAAAATATGTCTTTTTTGTTATTTTTCTCTTTACATCGTTTGACAAAGTTGGTATAATAGTTTAGTACCAAACCAAAGGAACGGAATCCTTTAATATCTATCCCACGGATTTTTCTTCTTCTCTTTCTTTATTTCGTATTGTTTATCGAAATCAAACTCTGTTTCTTCGTCTTCTTCAGAAGTATCTTTAGAATCAATACCAGAAAATAATAAGTTAATGATTTCATCAAATTCGTTCTTGGGCAAGGTATTCGACATTATATTCAGCATATTAAATTGAAAGTAATTATGCTTTAATGCGGTGGGAGCTGCAGAACTTGCAATTATCATGTCATCTTTTAATTGTACTGGTTGAGATGGCTCTGTAATACCCCAATTCATTAATTGGTATTTACCTCTTACTTGAGCAATCTTTACTGGGTTAATTACAAAGATTACATTATCTTCAAAATCGTAATCTACCTCTTCTGCCATAATATAACTTCCGTCAACCAGATGATAGGTAAACACGGTAGCTTCTTCTTTATTTGTGAATATACTCATAGTGGGACCTCATGTGTTTGAAAATGAAACTTTTCTTTAGCATATAGCTTAACTCTATCGATAGCATGATTTAAAGTATAATTTTTTCTATTCTTCCACGAGATGTCGTCGGCTATATCATAGATAGTTGTCATTTGATTATTGTCTGCTTTTCTCAACCCTCTGCCTATCGACTGAAGAACTCTTATTTGAGACTTTGTCGGTGAGGCAAAGATTATATTATGTAGGTTTCTTATATTTATACCTGTAGAAAAGGTTCCTACACTTGCCACGATAATTGCATTATTTTCTTTTTCGGTAAGCTCTCTTATTCTTTCACGCTCATCTGCATTCACTTCACCGGCAACAAAGAAAACTTTTCTACCTTTTGCTTTATCCGCTATATCTTTATATAGGGGTTTACCATGTTTGACTACATAGTTATAAAGTACTAACGTATTCCCTTTTTGATCAAGAGCTAGATTCTGAATAAACTTATTTCTTTTTTCGTGAGAAACTAAAAACTCAATTTCTTCTTGGTATTTCTTTTTGCCAAATCCTTTTCTCACCTCGTCACTATATTTAATGACTAATGACTCGATTTTCATCTTGGCTAAAGTATCTGAATCCATTAGAGCCTTGGTCGTAGTTACTTTATAAACCGGCCCAAAGCATCCTTCTAAAACCAATTCATGAACTTCAGAACCATCCAGAGTTCCAGTAGTTCCTATTCTTAACCATGCTGCTTTGAGTTTATTCATTATTGCAGTTAAAGATTTAGCTTTAAAATTGTGAGCTTCGTCACCAACAATCATTTCATAGTCTTGGAACCATGTAGGCTGTAATTTATAAACCGATTGCCAAGTTGATATAACCACTCTTTGGTCTATGTCAATTTTTTCTTTGCCTGAATAAATTCTATGCATAGATTCTTCATCAAACCATTTATCATTCTTTGAATAGTCAATAAAATCTTTATACATCTGTTCTACTAATGATGTAGTAGGTACAATTATAAGACACTTCTTTTCTGAATTTTCAAGAAACCATCGCATAATAATATAAATGATAAGAGACTTACCAGAACCTGTAGGTGATATTAGCACTGACCTTTGATTGCGTAGAGCATGTTTTACTGCATCTATCTGATAGTCTCTTGGCTTAATTTCTTCACCGCCTACTGTAAGTGGTAAATCGTTTATAAATTCACCACAATCGGTTACAATTTTTTCTAAAGCAATTTCTGAAGGAAGGTCAACTTTATAATTTCTTTCTTCTGAAAATCTTAATAATTGTTCAAGTAAACCATAAGGAAGATTTTGATCTCTCATATTAAATAAGCGAATCTTTCCATCCCATATCTTGTTTCGATACGCGGGCATAAACTTATAACCTTCAGCAAAAAATGTGAAGTGTTCCGATAGTTCTCTTAATGCGCCTGAATCATCGGATAGTATCTTTAAAGATACTTCATCTTTTTTATGTACCTGAAACAAACTTCTTCCAATCTATAATATTTTTAACATGCGTATGTCTCCAGCGAAGATTATTCATTATTTCTTCAAGCAAATTACCAACAACTTTTTGGTATTCTATTTTTTGCTTGACTTTAACAAGGTCTTCATCTGAATCATAATAAAATGATAGCTCAGACTTTAATGGTTTAATTCCACCATTAAAGGGGTCATATCCCCAACCTCTCATATCCATATCCTGTTTGGTCATCTTACCAGTGTAATATAACCACTTATCTTTTTTTAGGGTATCAAGGTCACTATCTAACTTCGCTCTTTGAAGTCTATTGACATTCACTAGTTCTAAATATTTAGCATGAAGCTTTGACGTTTTCTTAGTCTCATCGTCTAGGGCAAGATCATCAATTTCACAATCACGCTCCCACATTTTCATAATATCGTCTAATGTCATAATAATTATTTATATAGTTTTTAAAACGTAATTATCCCAATATTGCTGGGTAAGTTTTTTTCTATTAAATGTACCTTTGTATTTATTAAGTATTTCCTTAGTGATATCTTTCCAACTTTCTACCCATATTACATCATCACCATATAATCTATATAAAGCAGGTTTAAATTTCATTACAGGAGTTCTACCAACTAAAAATATTTCCCAGGTTCTATGACAATCTAATCCGTTACCTTCAGGGCTTAAACCAAAACTATGGTCTTGTAATCTGTTTATATAATCTCCATAAGTTAAGTTTGGTTCATCACAATTAATAAAGGGTATTTGAGAAGCTTCATTATAACACCTTTTTCTTTCGCCCTCATTTGTTCTTTTAGCACAATTTAAATAAGCAACCTTGGTAGGATTTGGAATAGTATTTTCTAATACTTTTTTATAAGTATGTTGTTTTATTTTATTCTTATCCCATCTTGTATTTTCAAATCCAATCGGTATAGAATAAATGTTTGGAACATCAGTAAAATTGTTTTGAGCAAACCATACTTTAAAGCATCCTTCAAAATCTTTCCAATATACTCCATCTTCTCTCCAAGCCGGATTGCACTCAGTGATAAACCCGTCACTATTGTGTGTAATTATTGTTAAATCTTTTTTTTGAATTAAAACATCTTTCCATTTATTTAATTGGTGTGTATCACAATAAATAGTGTGACCATCTCTTATAGATTTACCATCGGAAAAATCTTTATTATAATAAGTTAAAACATGATCGGCTAACCGAGGAAAATGTTCTCCTTTAACTAACATAGTCTTTTGTCTTTTTTGAATGTATGTGAAGGTTTATTATAGGAACTTCATTTACATAAGGTTTATTTTCTTTCATTATTGGTTTTAGTTTTCCATTTGAAATTTCTTTTCCAATAAGATGGTGTTCGCCAAACCAACCGGGCGGGTGTCTATTTGTTCCACCAAAATATTGCCCATAAGAAGACGGGTCAAAAACATAATCTGATTTTTCATTTGGAATAGTAGTCAATCGATTAATAAAGTCTAGCTCGCGCGCGATCCCGCCAATTAATCTCATTTCATTAGGAAACGTTGGAGCAAGTTTATTGCGATAGTTTTCTTCAACAAATGATTTAAATAAGTGTTCACACAACCAATCATTTAGTATAGTGTGAGGAAAATATGAATACCCAAACACAGCTGAATGCTCTTCATCAAATGTTATATTGATTCGGTTATTATCAAATAAATGTTTAACATTTTCAAAAGGCTGATATAAAATTACATCACTATCAAAGTGAACATAATCTCCAACATTATAAAATTTTGCAGCATCTCTTAAAAGAAAACAACGATAAAGAGAAGTAGACCACAAACGTCCATCAGCTTTATTAAAAAGCGGATTGGATAATTTCATCACCTGCCTGGTTTGGTCAGATATAATATCATTTAGGTTATCATCTGTAACCTGTATAATATTTGCAGCCGGGTCAATTCTTTTAACCGACTTTATACTGTCATTCATATACTCAGGAACCTTTCCTAAGTAAACATAAATATAATTCATTGTCTAAAGTATCGTAAATCTATCGTATCTAAATGTAATGTCTGTTTGTAAATATTCAACGTCGGTTGCCTGAGTAGAAAACTCTACGCCTGAAACTGAAACTGGAAAAACATTTGAAAATTGAATCTGTTTATTAGAATTTGAAGTATTACCTAGAATTGATATAATCATATCATTTACTTCTAATGTTGTTTCATTTCTAACCATCCAGTTTAATAGTTCTGAATATGATTCCATACCTTCATCAATTGCTAATCTCATAGAAAGGCTATCAAAGGTTAATGTTTCGCCTGGAGCATATCCTGTAGCATTCTTATAATTAACCTGAGTTTCTCCTAAATTCAAACTAGGTAAAGAAAATGAGGTTACAAAGAATTCAGTATTAGCAAACTTTTCGCGATTGATTGTCAATCTAAAACCAGTAGGTGCTAATAGGTTTAAATTCGTAGTTAAGTTATTCGTTGCCATATCTCTTATTTATACAAAAAAAGAGGGTTCCCTTTCGAGAACCCTCAGTCTTAAAGATTAGTTAATCTTCAATGATTAGGATAGTGAGCTTGAGCCACCTACGTTAATGTTGCTAACACCAAACTTACGGTAGTATTGGTTACTATCTATTGTTAATGATGCAAACGGATTCGCTACAAGACCATAACGAGTCTTGAATGCCATTTTTGGCTGGAATGTTGTTTCATCAATCGCACGAACCATAGTTAGTGGTACGTATGGGCAATAGAACAATCCTGCGTCGAATGGTGAAGTTCCCTTATAACCTACAACTGCATAATCTGATGCAGCATATGGGTCGATGTAGACCTTCATACGTCCGTTAAGTGTTCCAGCAAATGTATTACCAGAATCATCAACGTTTAGGTTAGCAGAAATTGCATTAGCATAATCTAGAGAACCAGATGCTGCTAGAGCAGAAGCTACATTAGAAGAACAGATAATGATATTACCCTTTCCTCTACGAGTTTCTTTTGCAATTGTATTAGCCTCAACTTCTAATTGGAAGATAAGAGACTTGAACTTCTCAACAGCCCAACGACCATCAGCGTCTCCGACCAAGTCGAATGTGTGCTTTGTAGCACCAGCTGGTTTAGCAATATTGCCAAGACCTAACTTAGCTGCTGTGACAATCTTACGAATAACCTCACGGTTGATTTCAGCAAGAATTTCTGCAGATAGGATATTAGCCAATTCAGACTCAGCGTCAAGACCATGAATAGCTTTAAGGTCTTGAGCCATTTCCATTGAGTATTCTGCCTTAAGAGCACGTGTTACAGCAGTAACAGATGTCTTTTCGATAGAGATACCAGCTGAGTTGAATGCATCACCTTCGCCAATTGCTAGAGTATTACCTGTAGCAGGAGCGTAGTTTGGGTTACCTTCACCGTCAGCGACAGTATCACCAATATCATTGATTGCGAAAGGCGAATCTTCTGTTGGTCCTGTTTGTCCCTTAGCAGAGAATGCAGTATCAATGTCTGCACCGATTGCTGGGTGAAGTAACTCAGGTGAATCAGTATCAACTGATGTTGTTTGTTCTGACTTGTGAGCCTTAAGTGCAAAGATAAGACCAGTTGGTCCGCTCATTGGCTGAACACCCGCAACGTCATATGCGATAAGGTTAGGCATTGCACGTCTAACCATTGAGATAAGAATTGGGTCGAATCCATTAGCTGAACCCACTACACCCAAGTCTGTAGAACTCGAAGATGTACCTGAACCAAAGTTACTTTCAGAAAGTTGCTGTCTTTGAGCAACTTCTGTATTTTCAAGCAACTTAGCAGTTACACTTCGACGATAGTTATCTTGAATAGGAGCTGCACTCTCGTGGTCGAGAACGGCACCCCACTTCTTGATATTTGTGTCTTCGTTTAACATTTTAAATTTCCTTTATTTAATGTTGTTATTGTTTAATAATTGAACTGTTTTTTTCCATTGCAGTCATAGCGTTAAGATAAGCACTCATATCAGGTGATACTACACTTTTCTTTTCTTCGCCTTGACCCTCAACAATTACTTCTACATCACCAGATGTTGAAGTAGATTCTTTGATTTCTTCCTGTGAACCAGAGAAGAATGTTTCCTTAACGGTTGCTACCTTGCTAGTGAAAGATTCTTCACTTACAAATTCTGCACCATCAAGAAGTTGATTAAGTTTTTCAACTTGTGTAGAAGTTAAATCTTCAGAGTGTTCTCTAATGATTTTATTACGAAGTAAGTCTTCTAGCTTTTCTTCAAGGTCTTCTTTATCAGACTCTGCTTGTTCTAGAGAACCCTCTATCAACTTAACCTTTTCATCGAGCTCAGAGACGAGGTCTCTTTTCTCTTCTGGTACGTCAATATAAGACTCTGTAAATAGAGTTTGTAATCCCGTGATGAAACCTTCAGTAATATCTGAACGTAGTTGAGAATCAACAACAGACTCATTTTCTTCCACCCAATTTTCTACCACGTATGTTAGATAATTGTCGATTTTTTCAATCAATGATGTACGAACATGGCCTAGCTCCTCTTGTAAATCAGTCGCGTATTGTTCTTCTAATTGGTTACGAATATCGTAAACCTTATTAGCAATCGCAGCTTCAAATACTACTTGAGCTTTTGTTTTGAAGTCTTCACTTAGATTAGCATCAGCTTGAACCAACAAGTCAACTTCTGACTCAAGGTCGAATGATTCGTCCATTGTTTTACAAGATGCCATCTCTTTTTTCAATTTCCCGTATTGGGCTTGTAGAGATGCCTTCTTTTGAGACTTCATCATTTTGTATGCGGCTTGAAGCAAGTCACCCTTGTTCATTGATTTAGCGTCATCAGATGACTTCTTTACAACTTGTGCAATTTCGTCACCTTCTTTTTCACCATCAACTTCTTCTGATTTCTGAGTGTACATAGCATGAAGTTTGCCATAGGCGTTATGAAGTTGTGATTTCTTCATACCCTTCATTTCTTTATACATTTGATTCAAGATTTCAGCTTTTGTTTTGGGGGCTTCTTCTTCATCTTCGTCTTCGTCGCCTTCAACTTCTTCGTCGATTTCTTCATCTTCGTCGTCGTCTTCTTCTTTGGCTTCTTCGACTTCTTCTTTGTCATCTTCTTCTTCGTCTTCGTCAGCTTCCTTTTTGGTTGCTTCTTCGACTTCCTTCTCGTCATCTTCGTCTTCGTCGGCTTCTTCTTTTTTAGCCTTCGCTTCCTCAATAACTTCTTCTTCTACCTCTTCTTGGCTTTCGCCTAAAAGAGTTTTTAAGACTGTTTCAGAAAGACTATCCTGCTTAATAGAATCTTCTGCAGTTACCTGCTCCGTTTCTTCAACAAGAGTATCTTCTTGAGCGTCTTCGATTTTAGTTGTATCTTCTGACATAATTATACCCTTATGTTTATAGTTTGGAGAGGAAATCTTGAAAGATTTTTTCCTGCGCTTCAGTAATCCGCGAGGAAGGAGTCTTCTTAATTTCAGTCTCATACTTTTCAATTTGTTGAGGTTTTAAGATACCATTCTCCATAATCCATTCTACACCTTCCATAATGCCATCTACGAAGGCCTTAGGTGCAGAGGGGTCTTGGACAATGTCTACGGTAGATAATATATAATCATCTTTCACGTATGTCTTACCATCTTTTTGTTCAACAGTTCCCATACCACGACTAGAAACACCTAACTTTACACCACCATCCATAAGTCCTTTCACTATTTGTCCCATTGGTGTGTCCAGTATCAGTGCTCTTCCAACAACATTATTACCTTCAAATTTAAGTGAGGTAATTTTGTGTGAAACTTTATCTAAGTTAATAGTAGGACCTGCAGGGTGATCTAATTCACCAACTGCTCTTCCTTTACTAACTTGCTCCGTTGAGTATTTTCTGACCGCTTCGGCCAATACTTCTTTCGGATAAATTCTTTTATTGCGATTCTCAGCTTCAGATTGCATAAAGACACCTTCAATAAAGCGCTCTTTATTTCCGGTCTTTTTATTATCTTCAGTGATATAATCAATCCCTTGATCGTTATGTTCCGTTATTAGTAACATCTTCTCTTTCGATTGTTTGGTTATTAAAAATTTGTGATGTAAGGCCTACCTTACGTACATCTAAAACATCTTCGACTTTACTAGTAATAGCTTGGTCAAATGCTATCTTTGCGCCTTCAGTGTTATCTGACACCAAAGCGTTAAACAATTTTGTTGCTTCTTCACTCATATCTTTATTCTCTATTTATAATTATTACGATTTTGAAATGCTATTCTTCATCATCTGGTGATTGCAAAATACCAGCTTTCATTTCAGTATCAATTTCCTTTGTCATTCTATCAATATCTTCGTCAGATTGATGAAGAATGTTACGTCTTAACCACCCAACAGAATAGTATTTTCCAATTAGGTTTTCAAATTCACTTGCCATTGTTAGGCGTTCTTTCATAATTTCAAACTCTTTTAATTCAGAGAAATAGTTATCCTCAATAAAGTCGAGAGAAATAGTTTCTGAAATCGAAGGCCATTCGTCAGCTGATATAATACCTTTCAGTATTAGCTGAGTTTTAAGAGCATCAAAGAAGATTTGAGAAAATCTCTTTCGTAGTCTGTTAATAAATCTTTGAAACTTAACCTCATCACGAGATATTTCGGTGGCTCTACCAAATGTATATTGAGCGTCATCTTCTAATCTGCTAACAGGTATATTAAGAGCTCTGAACAATTTCTTTTGAAAGAATGTGACATCTTCTATTTGTCCAAGATTATCTCCACCGGGTAGAGTAGTAATCTCAGTTCCTCGTCCACCTTCTCTTCGTGGTAGATAAAAATCTTCTAACATAGACATATGACGTCTATCGTCAGTAACTTCTCCAGTCGATGCATCATATACTAATTTGTTACGATACTTAGCAACAACGTTCTGTACATATTCTTCTGCTTTATTCTTTGGAAGGTTACCTACATCGATATAAAATATTCTTCGCTCAGGAGCTCTGGATACTCGATAGACGACCAAAGAGTCTTCCATCATACGTAACTGATTTACCAGTTTAATGGCTTTGTGAAGATGCGACACGACTCTTGAACGCGTCGGGTCAGTGATACCTGAGTTCGCAGAAATAATAGCTTCTTTTGCAATTTTGACCCCGCCAATAGTACCAGCATTTCCTTTACCTTTTTTACCTTTTTCTGTATAGACATAATACTCTGATTTTATATCTGATATTTCTACTTTAGTTTTTGGGTCTACTCTCTTTTGAATCTCTTTAATCTTTGTTAAACATAAAGGCTCAACATATCGAAGCTCTTTAATACCTTTTTTAGGATTAGCTTCATCAACTATAGCATGAAAGTAAATTTGGCCATCAATGTACCAATCTCTAAACAATTCAGCAGCTTTATTATTAAATTTGAATAGTTGAAGAATATTATTAAACTCTTCAATCATTTTTTTCTTAATCGAATCTGGTTGATCTAATTCATCTAAAACCAGCTCAACTGGAGATGATTTATCAGCTGATGCAATTGCCTGGTCGACAATATCTGCTATAGCAGTGTCGCATTCAGGTTGCCGTGCAGCCTCGCGATATTTTAAAATTAATTCATGTTCGCTATCGGAAGTAGTACCTTCCATATCCACATATTGCCCAAAAAACTGGCCAGTGGCGTTCGACGTGACTTCTATACCACCGACATCATCCGTAACGGGAATCGGTGAGACAAGGTTTTTCTTATCCTTGCTATTGTCAACGACTTTTCTTGTTATATTTAATCCAAATATTTCCATAATATATATTTATAAGATTAGATAAGGGAGCTGAGTATTAAACTCAACTCCCTTTCTAATTAAACTTTTAAGTTGTTACGTTGGCGGATTCCCAATATTGGTAGGCCATCTCAACGGTGAATTCTGCAATCGTGTCAGTTGTTTCATAACTCAAATCAACAGCTCCTAGATTTACCGGAAAGGCTCCTCTAATATTGCATGATTTAAGTACATTGTCATTTCTGTCTAATTGCTCGACTAACATATCCGCTTGGTAGTCGACTGGATTAACCAATCCTGTACCCGAAGCGTGTTCGTTAATTCCATTCATCCATCGTTCGAATGAATTTCTAACCACCATACTAGATTCATTAATAACTGTAATATTCCAGTTTTCGAATGTTCTATCTCCAGCGATCTTTAATTGACGACCTCGGAAAGGTACATCAATTTGAGAAACCACTGATGAAGGTAGTTGAGCAGCCTTACACATAAATGAGGTTAGCTCGACATCTCCTCCGGCATAACCGGGGAAGTTGATTGTGGCACGAAATAGATTTGGTCTACTTCCGCCGCCTGTTAGTTTCGATTTAAAATCGTCTACTCTAAATGTTGCCATGTCTTATATCTCCTCTTTTATTTATACATTCCCAACGATCTCACTGAACTCAACGCCTGTTCTTGTGGCGATAAAGTTAAGAGTGATAAAGTTAATAGAACGAGCTGGTTTAATATAGATATCCGCAACGAAACGATTTGTATCGATTACTTGACCGGTATTATTGGTTTCATCACATACTACTAAGAAGTCTGTAATACCACGTCTACCTTGAACATCGCGTAAGAATGGTTCAACTAAGTTTCTGAAAGAAGCTCTGGTGAACTCATCGTTTAGTTCGAATAACTGGAATTTTGCTGCAGTAGCAATTGCTTTCTCAAGAGTGATAAACAATCTACGTACATTAATTCTATCGAACGCGGAAGGTTTAGCTTGTAGAGTTTTATCTCCAAACAATACTGTACCTTGACCGGGGAATGTTACAATAGGATTGATTCCTGCCTTATACAACTCATCTCTTTGAATTTTAGATGGGTTGAAAGCCAACTTAGTTACTCCGCGTAACTGACCTCGATTGAATCCACCTGGTGAGAACCATGTTTCAGCAACTTGATCGGTATTTGCACAAAGACCGGCTAAGTGACCTTGAGTTCCAATATAGAGGAACTTATCATTAAACTTATCGTAAACATAAACTGCTGTCGAACCAAGAACTCCATAAGAATTTCTAGGTGTGATTACAGCTGATGTTGACTGTAAGAAGTCTTTTACGTTATCCAAAGGAGTTTGTGTATTAACTGTATCTGCGATAGGAGGTGTAATAAATCCTACACAATCCTTACGATCAGTTGCAATACTCAATACTTTATTGGCTAATACGGTTTTCCCATTTGTATCTTCTTCTGTGAAAAGTAAGTTTACATCTTGCGTTTCTGAATCAGCTAGCAAGTCTAATGCTTGACTGATTTCTCCGTCTTCTCTCGTTCCAGCGTCAGCTCCACCTGTTAGTGAATATGAACCACCAGTTGAAGCAGCCGCAGCGCTTCCAACATAAATCCAATCAGACCCTGTATTAATCACATCTTTGAAGTAGTTGTTAGTACCATCTTCTTTCTTAGCTCCAGAAGTAGTAGACAGGAAAGGCCATCTTTCAACGACGGTTTCCGATGTACCAGAATCAGTTAGAGCATCAGATGATGATGTTACTAGAATATGAACTTCATCAGAATCTGGTGCTGCATCAAATTGAGAATTGGCTAAAGTTGTGCCAGAACCAATTGTTAATGAAGCTGCATTGGCAGAAGTAATAACATATGTTTTAGTACCATCTCCTAATATTCCAGCATATCGTGAATAATAACCTGCATCTAATCCAGTTGCATTATCGAAGTCATCATCATTCTTGATAAGTTTATCTCCGCCTGCTCCTACAACAGAAATGCTAGGACTTAAAGACCTATTTCCAAGAGTAGTATTAATCGGATATATTTCTGTGCCATCTTTGAAGATTTGAAGTTTAGGTGAATCACCTGTTGCAACCATACCATCGGCAAGAGCGGGATCGCCTACATTATTGAACTTAAAATAACCACTTCCGCTATTTAGAATATCAAAAGCTTCAAGTTTATATGTAATGTCGATTAATGCTCCTGAACCAGTTACACTTGTGTCATTGGCAATTGCAGCCTGATTAGCAAATTTAGTTGGTTTTCTTAATCCGCCTGCACCAAGAGGACTATCATATACAATCCCGTTAGCATCGGTTAGAAAGTCTACATCAATAATAGTACCGGCGCTATCAACATCAG